GAGTTCAGACGTGTGCTCTTCCGATCTGGGGCGTTTTATCAAAACGGACGTGAACGACATACAGGAACATGAACGCTTTATAGGGCGCGACATCGCTTTGGCGGAAGAAGTGGGCGTGGAATGGTGGCACGATATGCCCGTTGACATTGAAGACAAGACACTGATCTGTTTTCGCTGCGGTGCGCCCGCCGGAACGGCGGGGTATTGGTCGGGCGTCCGGTCGTGGAAGATCGTCGCGGCGGAATTTCACATTCACAGAAACACGGCAAAAAACAGATGGAACACGGCGATGAAAGCGATTTTTGAATACGTTTGCCGCTTAAATTGTGCTTAATTGTGCAAAAAAGTGCTTAATTGTGCAAAATAGCATTGTGCATTTTCCCGATTTTTGCGGTATATTTTTTGTATGATGTGTTTTGTGTGTGCAACGGCAAACGACATCGTATCCTTTGAATTTTGGTGCAAGGCGGTCAATAAAAAGACCGCCTTTTCTTGTTCTTAATCTCGTGCCGCCTGTTTGCCATGGACAGGCGGTTCTTTTATGGAGATTTCAAAATGATTTACACAGCAAACCGTGAAATCGTCCTGCCCGACGGTTCAATCATTCCCGAAGGCAAAGAGTTCAAACTGAACGTCAATCCCGCGCAGCTGGGAATTGAAAACTTCGTTTCCCCCGTAACCGCCAAGTCGAAAGCGTCCGACGGCGACAAAACCGAAAAAGCCGCCAAGTCGAACAAGGCGAAAGCGTGATTCTTTTCACTCTGCCTTTGAGCGACCCGAAAGGATAATCCGACAATGACAGAAAAGAAAAAGAGAACAAAGGTTGTTCGCAAAGAAACGCCGCTGGAACGGGCTAAAAAAGTTATTGCGCTGATTGCCGACGGAATGTCCTACCGGCAAGCGCGCGAAGAGCAGAACATCGGCAACAGCAAATTCTTTGAGCTGTTGGAAAGCGACGCTCAGTTAAAGGAGCAGTACGCGAGAGCGAGAGAAAAGCGCGGCGAAACGTTCATCGACAAAATCGAAGACATTGAAGCAATGCTGGTTGCGGGGCAAATCGACCCCGCGGCGGCGCGGGTTCTGATAGATGCGGAAAAATGGAAAGCCGCGAAGTTCTATCCGAAGATGTACGGCGACAAACAGCAAGTTGATGTGAACGTGACGAATTTCAGCTTGTTTGAAAAAGCCGCGGAAGAAAGGGCGAAGATTTATGAAAATCAGTCAAAAGACCCTGCGTGATATGGAAAACAGTTTGGTGGCTTTCCGCTTTGTCGCTTTGGCGAACGATCCGGAAAAGGAATTGCCGCCCGCAAAGTTCCATTACGATTTGTCCGACCTGTTGCTGAAAGACAAGGCGAACGTCGCAATCGAGATGTTCCGCGAAAGCGGCAAATCGTCTTATGCGTTGCGAACGTTTCCGCTACATTGTCTTTGCTATCCGAAAACGGGGCTGAATTTCATCGTTATTATCAAACAAAACCAGCGTATGGCTTCGGCAAAACTGAAAGATTTAATCGCCGAGTACGAAGCCAATCCGTTGATTAAGCACAACTTGGTCAAAATACGCGAAGAATCCGACCGCGCGTTTTCCGTTGACGTGAAAGACCGCGACGGGAAAACGGTCAACGTTCGGATCGAAGCATACGGCAAGGGGTCGGGTATTCGCGGATTGTCGAACCAAGACCGCCGCCCGTCCATCGTGATTTTGGACGACATACAGGACAAGGACGACAGCCGCAGCGAAACCATTATGGCGGCAGACTGGGATTGGTTTCTGTCGGATATTAAATTTTTGGGAAAAACGTCGCGCATTTTTATGATTGGCAACAATCTGGGCGAAAAGTGCGTCATTGAGCGCTGTATGCAAAACGCCGACGAGTTGGGCTACAAATCAATACGCGTTCCCGTTATCGAAAACGGCGTGCCGACGTGGGCGGAAAAGGACAGTTTGGAAAGTATCGAAGCCGAAAAGGCGAGTTTTGCCAAAATGGGAAAGCTGGATATTTGGTACGCTGAAAAAATGTGCCAAGCGGTTGCCGAACAGAACCGCGTGTTTTTGGAAGACGATTTCCGCTATTATTCGCCGGCGTGGAAAGACGATTTAATCAAGCGGTCAAACGTGTTCGCCTGTATGGACCCCGCGTCATCGACAAACCCCGAATCGTGCTACCGCGCCATTACGGTCACGGCGGTTGACGCGGACAATAAATGGTTTTTGTTGAATGTCCGCTACGGACGTTGGGACAGCGCGGAAATGGTGAACATCATATTCGACGTTGTCCGGCAGTACGGTTTGCGCGATTTTTGCGTGGAGAAAGGCTGGTGGGAACAGGTTATGCGCCCGTTCCTGACCGCCGAGATGAAACGCCGAAACGTGTTTTTCAACGTCGTTCCCATGGAACACGCCAAGCGCGGGTCTAAGCTGGAACGCATCAAGCTGCTTCAACCGCGTTTCAAGGCGCATTCTATTTTCTTTCCCGACGATGCCGACTGGCTGCCGGAGTTCAAGGCGGAGTTGGCGGGCGTGACGAAGGACGCGATTAAAAGCGAGTTCATCGATTGCGTTGACGCGTTTGCGATGACCGAACAGGTCGCCGTTCCGCCTGTCAATGCCGCTCCGTCTTTCGAGCGTTCGCAGTATCAGCGCAGAGCCGACACGTCCAACCAAAGCCTGTTCAGCATAGCGGGGTATTGAATGAAAATCGAAGCGATGAAAGACGTTCCGCGGAGCGTTATCGAAAACTGGATTAAAACCGTCAATGCGGAATACGGACTGACGGAAAGAAACCGTTTCACGATCAGCTACATTGATTCTATTCGTGCCGAATCGATTTTCATTTACGACGAAGACAAGTACGCGGTTTTAACGCCTTGCCCCGATTTATGGGGGAACAAGGAAATCGTCGTCGTTTCGTTTTACATACGTCCCGAAAAGCGTTCGCTCAAAACGCTGAACGAACTGCAAAACGTCATTGAACAAACGGCGCGCGAAAACGGGGCAAAGTACATCAACGAGGGGAGCCACTTTGAGCCGCGGCTTCACCTTTATCTGCAATACCGCGGCTTTGAAGTCGCTAATTTAAGAAAGGAATTGTGAAATGGGCGGAAAAAATCCGATGAAAAGCTGGGTGACGGCTCCGATTGACGCGGTCAAATCCCTTGGAAAAGGAGATCTTATGGGCGTAATTGACGCTGCCGGACGCGTCGTCAGCGCCGGAACTTTGTCCGCAAACGACATCAGCGGTCGCACGGCGGCGGAAGAAGCGAAAAAAGCCACGGCGGCAGCAAGCGCGCAACAGACGGAAGCGATTAACAATCTGGCAAAAGCGCAGACGACGGCGGCGACTGACGCCAATGCCAAAAGGCGCGCGGCAACCGCCGAAATGACAAAGACGATTTACACAACCGCTTTGGGCGCGGTCAACGAAACGGCTGAAAGCGCGCCCTTGAAGAAAAAAACGCTGTTGGGAGGTTGATATGGACCTGTCCGCCGAAAAAATCGTCAAAAATTACAAACAGCTGGAAAGCCAGCGCAGCGCATGGAGCGGATTATATCAGAAACTGCATGATTTCTTTTATGTTGAAAGCGGAAACGTGATTGATACGAAAGACTCCGTCGGCGTTCCGAAGCTGTTGGACAGCACATCGTTGGATTGCGCGGACGTTTTGGCGGCGGGATTGTCCAACTATTTGACGCCGGAATCGTCGAAATGGCTGTTTTTGCAGCATTCCAACCCCGAAATGCGCGAAGATGATGAAGTCAAAACGTGGATGCAGGAAGTATCCGATGAAGTTTTGCTGACATTGTCGCGGTCTAATTTTTACAACCAGATGCCGATATTCTACAAAGCGTCCGGCGTGTACGGCACGGCGGCATTGTTTGCCGAAAAGGACAGCGAAGACGGAGTCCGGTTTTACAATATCCCTATTTCCAAGATGTTCATCACGGAAGACGCAAGGGAACGTCCCAGCGAGTTTTATCTGGTGCTGGAATACACGGCGGAACAGGCATTGTCCCGCTTCGGTTCGGAATGTTCCCAAGCCGTCAAAGACGATTACGCGAACGGAAGAAGCGACCAAAAATATAAATTCCTGTGTTATTTCGGAAAGCGGCAGGAACGGGAGGACGGGAAAATCGACAAGGCGAATATGCCCGTCCGTATGGCGTGGGTTGACGTGGAAACGCGGAAAATCGTCAAAGAAGACGGCTTTATGTCAATGCCCGTTGTCGCGCACCGATTTTACAAAAGGGCGCAGGAGGTTTACGGTTATTCGCCGGCGATGAAAGCTTTGCCTTATGTTCGGGCGGCGAACACCATCGCCGACACGATGCTGAGGGCGGGAATGAAACTTGCCGACCCGCCCATCGCTTTGCCCGATGACGCGTTTCTGGGGACGCCGAATTTCAATCCGCGGCAAATCAATTACTACCGCCGCGGCAGTCTGACGCCGAAAGACGATATTATCCCTATCGGTAATTACGGACAGCCCGCGCTTGGAATTGAGTTCCTTGAATACTATCAGCAGCAGATACGCGGCGTGATGTTCTATGAAACGTTCCAAGCGTTCAGCAGTATCACGAAGCAGATGACCGTTCCCGAAGTCATGGAGCGGGTTTCCGAAAAAATGACATTGCTGGGACCGGCTGTCGGACGGTTTATGAACGACGTTTTACAGCCGCTGATCGAAAAAGTCGTTTTTATCCTGTTTGACAGCGGGCGGCTGCCGGATATGCCGGACATTATGAAGCAAGACCCGTCGTTTGAAGTGAAATTCGTCGGGCGACTGATACAATCCCAGCGGCAAAGCGAGGTCAACAACATTGTCAACGCGCTGACAATCGCGGGGCAAATCGCTCAATTCAAGCCGGAGGTTTTGGATTTAATCAACGGCGATGCGGCAATCGAGGAAGTGTTCGATATCACGGGCGTTTCCCAGAAAATCATCAACGACGAAAGCACCGTTGACGCGGTTCGCAACACCAGAGCACAGCAACAGGCGCAAGCGGAACAGCTGACGAATGCGGCAAGCGCGGCGCAAACATACAAAACAGCGGCGGAAGGAGCAAAGAATGAAACGGAAGCAAGCGACGCTTAGTAATCCCGCTTTTATCGAGGATTTGAAACTGGCATTGAAAGATATTGCGGCGAAATATCCCGATTTTATGCGCTTTATGGACGATTACTGCGGATACAACACGCCCGTTTTATCCTCAAATCCCGCGGAAATATCCTACGCCGCCGGAAAAAGGGACGTTGTCCTGACGCTGAAATCCATTATGCGCGACGACGTACCCGCCGAAGAAATCGCTAAATTTTATGAAAGGAAAATGTAATGTCCGAAATCATTGAACAGACCGGCAATCCCGCCGCCGAAACACAAACCCAGCCGCAGCCTTCTGCCGCGGTTGCCGGCTTTACCGATATGCTGGACGCGTCCTTGCGCGACAATCCGTCAATCGTCAAATTCGGCGGCGACCCGAACAAGTTGGCGCAGAGCTATCTGTCCCTGCAATCGCTGATGGGACAGGGACGCGTTGCCATTCCGAAAGACGAAACGGACGCGGAAGCGTGGGGCATGTACGACAAGGCTTTCGGCGTTCCCGACAAAGACGACGGATACGAATTAACCGCACCCGACGGGACGGATTTGTCCGGCTTTAAAAAGCTGATGCGCGAAAACCATATTTCCCCGAAAACGGCGCAAAAGTTGCTGGATGCGCATTTGGGCGATTTTCAGCAGTTGAACGACACAATCGAACAGCAGCGGAACGCGGAAAAATCCGCGGCGGAAGCGGAGCTGAAAAAAGAATGGGGTTTGAAATATGCCGAAAATATGCAGACGGCAAATCAAACTCTGAAAAAGCTGTCTGCGACGAAAGAGGATTACGAACATTTCTTGGGCGTTATCGGAAACGACGCCCGATTTATCAGATTGCTGTCGTCCATCGGCGAAAAAATCGGCGAAGGTTCTCTGGGCGGTTTGGAGGGACAGGTGTCGGGCTTTACCCGCACGCCAGCCGAAGCCGGTCAAGAACTGCAGCGCATTTTGTCCGACCCGAACGACGCATACTTTGCGGGTGTGCGCAACCAGCGCAACAATCCCGTATGGTGCAAAGAACATAACCAGACGTTTGTCACCGAAGCCGAAAGAAAGGCGCGTGTGGAGTATGTTCAATCTTTAATGCAAATGGCAGGATAAGCTTTTTGCCCCGAACTGTTTGCTTTGCCCCCGTTCGGTTGAACGGATAAGGCTTTGTTTCGTTTTAACGCCGCTTGTTTGAGCGGCTTTTTTTATGAAAGGAAAATCAGTTATGTCTGACAATACTCAGTTGGACGTGCGGGCGCAGCAGTATTCGCAAGTAATTCTGCCGCTGGCGCGTCAAGAACGTTCCATGCTGTTCAATACCGTCTATAACAAGACGGGCATTGCCGGCAAAAGTTTCTTCCAAGACCAGATCGGTTCGTGGTCAATGACGGAAAAGACAACCCCGAACATGGCAACGCCGCAGAACGACCCGAACTTGTCGCGCACGCGAATTGATATGAAAACATATCATGACTCGCGTATTTTCGACCGTTCCTTGATGTTGCAGGAATTAGCCGACCCGATGAGCGCGGCTTCTTACGGCATTCAGTCGTCCGTCGGCATTAAAATCGACGAAATCGTTTACGCCGCTTTGGGTGGTACGGCAAACCGCGGCGAAACCGGAGCGACTGCCGTCACGTTCCCGACGGCGCAGACGATTGCCGCCGATTACGACGGCGCCACCACGACAACGGAAACGGGCAGCACGAAATCGAAAACAGGACTGACCGTCGCCAAAATCCGCCATGCTGGCAAGATTTTGGACGCGTCTGGCGTTCCTCTGTCCGAACGCTGGTTTGTCGCCAGCGCGACGGCGAAAGAACAGCTGTTGGGCAACACGCAGGTCACCAGTTCCGATTACAACAACGTCAAGGCGTTGGTAAGCGGCGATTTGGGTTCGTTCTACGGATTTAAATTCGTATTCCTGCCCGACGGGATTGTGACGAAAACCGAAAATATCGCGTCCTATTACGCCTATCACAAAACAGGCGTGTGCTTTGGCATGTTGGAAGAGCTGTTCGTCCGTATGGAAGAACGCGCTGACAAGTCTTATTCCAAACAGATTTACTATGAAATCTCCGGCGGCGCCGGTCGTTTGGAAGAAAAGAAAGTCGTCAAAGTGCTGGGCGACGAAACCGTCGTCGTCTGACGATAAAGGAACGGGGGCATTCGCTCCCGTTCCCTGCTTCAACCCTGTTTAAAGGATTTCGACATGAGCCAAGTGAGCATAGTCAATCGCGCATTGTCCTATATCGGTGCAAACAAAATCACGAATTTGGAAGATTCGACGCAGGAAGCGCGGGCTGTTTCCAATGTGTACGACGACAGTTTGCGCTCCATTTTGGAAGAAGCGCCGTGGGTGTTCGCTTTGAAACGAAAGCTTTTAAACAAGGTTGAGGAAGCGCCCGCGTGGGGCGGCGGGAATTATTTTGCCCTGCCGTCGGAATGCGTCCGCATTTTCGAGATAATGCCGCAAGACGCGCAATGGCGGCGCGAGGGCAATTTGATTTTGGCGAATACTGATTCGTTCGGCATTTTGTACACCTATGTCGAAAAGAACGATGCGCTTTATTCCCCGTCGTTCGTGGACGCGTTTGCCGTCCGCTTAGCCGCCGATGTGGCGTATGATTTGACAAACAGCAGTTCAAAGCAAAACGAGCTAATCCAGTATTACAAAGCCGAAATGCTACCGATTGCAAAATCCATCAACGCGCAGAACCGTTCCGCCCCGCAAGTGCAAGACGGCGAATGGGTGGACGCGATTATTCATGGAGGATACTGATATGGCAAGAGTCGCACCGCTTTATCCCACATTCGCCCGCGGTGAAATATCCCCGCTGATGTTCGGACGTTCCGATATTGAAGCTTACGCGTCCTGTTTGGACAAGTGCCGTAATTGCTGGGTGCGCCCGTATGGCGTTGTCAGCCGTTTGGCGGGGACGGAATACATCAACAATGCCAAAGGCAAGGCGCGGTTGTTGAAATTCGTTTTTTCGGCGAACGACAGCTATATCATCGAATGCGGCGCGGGATATTTCCGATTTTTCCGCGACGGTTCGTATGTCGTCAACGAACAGGGCGAACCGTATGAAATCGGAAATCCGTTCAATGCCGCTCAGCTGTCCACCATTCAATATGTTCAGCTGGACGATGTCTTGAAAATCGTTTATTTGGACGACGAAACGCACAAAAACAAGCCGCTGGAATTGATACGGAAAGCGTCGAACAGCTGGGAGTTGCGTGAAATCGAATTCAAATGCACGCCGTTTTTGGACGAGAACACAACAGACACGACACTGAAAGCGTCCTCCGTAGAGGGAGATATTACCGTAACGGCAAGCGCCGACGTTTTCACGGCGAAACACGTCGGGTCGATTTGGAAGCTGGGCGCGAAAACGACGGTCGGCGAAGAACAGGATTACGGACGTTTCAAAATCACGGGATTTACGAACGCTCGCACCGTATCGGCAAAAGTTTTGTGGAAGCTGTCCGCGGCGGAAGCGACAAAAGTATGGTCGGAGGGCGCATGGAGCGAAAAGGTCGGATACCCGTCCTGCGTCGCCGTTTTTGAGGGGCGGCTATACTACGCCAGAACGACGATGAACCCCAGAAACGTGTACGGGTCGCGCCCCTATGCTTACGAAGATTTCAGACCCGCCGTGAACAACGAGGCTGACGGGGCTATCAACATTGAACTGGCGGCAAGTGCCGCGGGCGACGGGTCGGCTATTCAATGGGTTATCGGGTCAAACAATTTGCTGGTCGGGACATACGGCTGTGAATTTATTGTTCGCGGCGGGGATTCCGGCATTACGCCGACAAGCGTTTCTGCCAACGCCAAAACGAACTGGGGCAGCGAACCGATACAGCCGCCCGCCTTGGGGTCGCTGGTTTATTTCGTGCAGCGAACGGGAAAGAAAGTCCGTCAGTTTTCGTATGATTATACGCTGGACACCTATAAAGCCGTTGACGTGTCGTTGTTTTCGGAACACCTGTTGGAAAGTCCGATTAAAGCGGTGGCTTATCAAAAAGCCCCCGATTCCGTCATTTATTGCCTGCGCCGCGACGGCAAAGTCGCCATGTTGACGGTTGAAACGGAACAGCAGGTTCAAGCGTGGGCTTTGGCGGATTTTGACGGTGAAGTCGAAAGCGTCGAAACAATCCCGTCAATGAACGGCGAATACGACGAAGTTTATTTTATCGTCAAGCGGCTGATCAACGGAGCGTATGTCAGACACATTGAGCGTGTTCAAAACCCGATTACGCCGGAAAATCAATCCGAATGCTGGTATGTCCGCGACGGACTGCATTACAGCGCGTTTGAAGAAACGGAAGGCAACCGACTGGAAATCGCCAACAATCCGGACGGCAAAACGGTAACGCTGACGGCAAGCGCGGATATTTTCAGCGAAGCAAAAATTATGCGCCGCGTCCGCATTGTTGATGATTTGTTCAATGTTGTTTCCGAATACGTCATCACGGCGGTTCAAAACGCAAAGACGGCGACGGCAAAACCCGAAAAAGACAGCACGGCGGCGGAAGCAATCGGCGGACGCTGGGGCGTATCCGTTCAAACGCTGGCGGGTTTTGAGCATTTGGAGGGAATGGAAGTTCAAATTTTGGCGGACGGCGCGGTTCAGACGAAAAGAACGGTTGCCGATGGCAAAATCACAATGGAGCGCGATGCTTTCTATGTTGTGTGCGGATTGCCGTACCGGTCGTACATGACGACCATGCCGCTGGACGTCGGGGCGCAGAACGGAACGGCGGTCGGGAAACGCAAACGGATTAACGAACTGGCGTTGCGGGTATGGCGGACATCCGGCTGTCGTGTGGGCGGAACGCTTGACAATCTGCAAACCGTAAGATACCGCGATCAGACCGTTCCCATGGGATTGCCCCAACCGCTGTTCACGGGGATTGTTCCGAACATCAAATACAATCAAGGCTGGACGTGGGACGCGAATGTTACCGTCGAGCAGCAAGAGCCGCTGCCGATGAACGTGCTGGCAATCGCGCCTATCGTCAATGAAGTTGACAAGTGAGGTAAGCCATGGGTGCATTATTGATTGCCGGCGGAGTGTTGAGCGCGGCTTCATCCATTTACGCGGGACAAGCCCAATCCGCCGCATATAAGGAAGAAGCGCAAAAATACGCCCGCGAACAAAGAGTGTTGGAAATCCAGCAAGCCATCACGGACGCGAATTACGAAGACCAAAAGCGGCAGGTTGCCGGAGGATATTCCGCAGCGGCGGCGCATTCCGGCGTGAAAATGTCGGGGTCGGTCGCGGAAAGCCTCTCCCAATCGCTGGAAGCGTTGTCCATTGAGCAGGAATATGCCCGCTTTGACAACCAGCAGGCAATAATCGCCGCGCGGGAAAATCAAGCGGCGGCGAAACGGAACGCTAAAACGGCGAAGATAGCGGGATATATAAACGGTGCGGCAAGTTTGCTGTCTACTGCGGGAACATACGGAGCTTACTATGGCGGCGGTTCTACCGGCGGAAGCGTAGGAAAGCCCACCAATTTATTGAAGAACGTAAAGGGTTAAGACAATGGCGACATTACCCGTTTATCAAACGCCTCTGTACAACACGCGGGCGAACATTCACACCGAACACGCCAGAGGCGGACAAACAGTCAATTCGGCGGAACCCGTCGCCCGCGCGGCGGAACGGCTGGGCAACGCGATGCAGAATGTCGCGGAAAAATGGCTGAGAACGCAAAGCGCGGAAGTGCAGCTGGACGCTAAAAACAAACTGGCGGAGCAAACACAAAGCATATTGGACGAAGCAAATGCCGTCCCGTACACCAACGAAAAAGATTTGAACCGGCAGGAACAAGCTTTTAACGAACGGCTGGATAAGGCTTTCGACGCTATTGTCGGCGGCATTGATTTGCCCAAAAGCGCACAGGATTTTTCGCGTAACAACCAAATCAGCCTGATTGTCGCCAAAAGCAAGCTGGCGGGTACATTCCGCAAAAAGTACATCGACAACAACAACGCGAATTTAATCAAATCCGAATACAGAAACCGCGACGATTTCACAACGTCGGGCAATCCGGCGTTCAAGGATTCGTACAAAGCCGATGTGGAAAGTTCGTACCGCGCCGGATACATCGACAAGGAAACCATGACAAAGCGCGTTTTGGATATGGACAAGTGGAATTTCGCGCGGGCGTCGTATGTTTTGGACGCGGACGCGTCGCAGGCGTTGCGGGAAGCCGATAGCTTCGGGCTGAACGCCGACGACAAAAAGCGTTTGGTCGAAGCCGCCGCGCTGAAAATCAAACAACAGCGTTTTATGGACGGTTTAAATCAGCTGGTCGAACGCGGCAGCGAGGGAAACCGCTTGTTTGACAAATACGCCGACGGCAGTTTGACGTTGGCGGACATTCAAGAAAACGACAAGATTTCGGAGAACGAAAAAAACGCGTTGATGCGGCTGAGCGGCTTTTCTGAAAAATCCGGCAAAGGCGGCGGCTTGACGCTGAATTTCGGGAGCGGTCGGAAAAACGCCGCCGATCCGACGCAGGCGGTCGCCGCTCGGCTGGAACTGGACGACAAAATCGAGGAAACAATCAATTCCGAACGGCTAAAAGTACAGCACGGCAAGGGAATGGAAGATTTGTTGAACTTGCGCGACGACGTTTACAGCGCGCTGGAAGCCGGATACATCACCAAAGAACAGGCGCACACCTATTTGAACGGAATCATCGGAACGTCCATGCACGAAACACGGCGGAGCTATTCCGGCGGGACACGGGCGGAAAACCCGTATGTCGAGGGAATGAAAGCCGTTGATGAAAAGCTGAAAGGCATGGGGGTTCAATCCACGGCGACACGGGCAAGCGTTCACGGATTGGTTGTCGAGGGAATGGCGCGCCAGCTGCAACAGGAAAAACCGAACGGGGCGCAATGGGAGCAGCTGGACGCGAAAACGCGCGAACGCATTATGAACGGCGCGGTTTCGTATGCCGTCGAAAACGTGCCGAACGTCAACGAGGCAAATTCGATTTTTTCCATGTATCTGCCGTCGTCCGTACGCCAAGACGCGCAGGACAGTTTTATCAGCCAATGGAACAAGGATATGGACGAATTGAAACGCAGAGAGCTGGCAAAACAGGTCGTATCCGAACAGACCGTGAAGGTTCGGGCGAAAACCGACCTTGCCGTTTCAAACGCGACGTATAGCTTTACGGACAGCGATTCCCTGTTTTTGTCGGAACGAGGATATACGCCGCAAGAGGTTATTTATACGGCACAGGCGCGGGGATTGAGCATTCCCGAAGTTTTGGAAAAATTGAGAGGTAAAAAATGAGGGATTTGTTCGTAACGGAATTGGGCATGGAGCCTGTCGAAGACAAAACCCCGGCACGCGATTTGCTTGCCGACGAACCCGCCCCGACATTTCAAGAGCAGATCGAACGTCATTCGTCGGACACTATCGGTGAAACGGAAGACGAAAAGCGGTTGATTGAAAATCTGTTCACGGAAGAAGAGCGCGCGGAAATCGCCAAAATGCCGCAAATCGGTTTTTGCGAAGCTATCAAAGGCAAAGGGCTTGTCCGTTCTTTGCCGTTTATCGGAAGCGGGTTGGAAGCCGGCGAAGGCATTGCCGATTTGCAGATGCTGGAAAAAGCGAAAAACGGCGACGGAGCCGCAAAGCTGTACATTCGCGACAAAGTGCGCGAGGACATGATAAAGCAAATGCGTGGCACGACAATCGGCGGGCAGATCGGAAACATACTGAACCAAGCCCCTGCGTTTATGACGGAATTTGCCGTTGCAATGGCGACGTTCGGTGCCGGTGCGGCACCGCAAGCGGCAAAAGCGGCGACACAACAGGCTGTCAAAAAAGGCGTAAAAGAGTTTGCCAAGAAAGCGCTGACCGTTTCAGCAAAAGCCGCGTCGGCGACCGCCGCAATGCCGCAGTTGACCGCGAATGCGTATATCGACCGGAGATTTGCGGGGGCGATGGAACTGACGGACAAAGGCGATTTATTGCTGAAAGACATGGACGAAAGCCCCGCGCTGACGGCGACGAAAGCGTTTGCCGATTCGCTGGTTGAAGTTTCCAGCGAAATGGCGGGCGGTGCTATTCAAAGCGGCATTTCCAAAATCGCCGCGCCAGTTTCAAAAATGATGCAACCCGCCGTCGCCAGAATGGGAGCGCATATTCCCGTCAAGTTCAAGGACGCGCTGTTCCGCGGGATTAAAAAGGTTATGCCCGACGCGAACATTTCCAAAATGCTGTCCGACAAGGTTTATTTCAACGGCATTTTGGGCGAATACGGCGAGGAACGTTTGGGCGATGTCGCCCGCGCCGTTCTGGGGCTGAACGAATCGGACAAATCGACAACCGACCAGATTTTGGACGGACTGTTTCCCGACAAGGAACAAATGCTGGCTGAAATCGGCGCGTTCACAATTATGGGTGTCGGATCGCATTCCGCCGTGCGCGCCGTCAACGGATTGATGAAGAAAGGATTTTCACGTCAACAGGCGGAGGCAACCGTCGCCGATATGAGCGAAACGCAAAAAGAAGCCCTTGCCAAAAAGGTTGGCATATCGGACAATGTCCGAGATTACCCCGTCCGCGAGGTCGCGCTGGACGAAATCACGCTGTCCGAAGACGTGCCGAATTTTAAAGAGGGGGCGGACGACAGAGGCGTCGTTCCGGGCGAAGAACTGGGCGGCGTGTACGACCGCCGCGGAACAGCCCCGATTGTCATCTGGGAGCGTTTGGACGGGCGGAAAGAAGTCATCACCGGGCGGCACCGTTTGGAGCTGGCGCGGCGGACGGGAGAAAAGACGATTCCCGCGCAAACCGTCAAAGAAGCCGACGGGTTCACGAAAAAAGACGCATTGACGTTTGACGCGGAGCAGAACATTCGGGACGAAAAAGGAACAACGAAAGACTATGTCAGATACTTCACAACTGCAATATACGATAAAGGGGAAGCCGATAGACGAGGACTTCTTGCAAGGGTTAAGGGAAAACACGGCTGGTCCATCGGAAAGATGGGATCGGATTTGCTTAGGTCTGCGTATCTCGGCGGAAAAGTGGCAGAGAGAGCAGCAGTTGCAATCGCCGAAGGAGCCCCCGGAAACGAAAGACTGCAAGCAGTCGGACTAACCAAAGCCAAAACCATGACGGCGGAAGAGTTGAAAGCGTTTATGTCAATTCTGAGCCGGAGCGGAGAAGCCAAAGAAACAAAAGCCGAACAGGGAAACTTGTTCGGCTTTGACGATTCTTATCTGAAAGAGCAAGAGCAAATCGCGAAACTGGTTTCGGCTGACAGAAAGAACATCAAAGACAAAATCAAAGCGGTTAAAGGGGCGTTGAGGAATCCGGAAGCCGCCAAGTCCATGGGGCTGTCGTTCGACGTTACGCCGGAGGGCATTCAAAGCGAAGTCGCGCGTTTGGAAGAGCTGGACGGAAAGTTGGAAAATTTCGCCGTTCATACGGAGCTGTACAAGCATTACCAAGACAAAGCCAGAGGGAACGAAACGGGAAACGTCGAAAGCGTCGCCGAAAACGTTTCCGAAGAGGAAAGCGGATATACGCCCGATGAAAATCAAGGCGCATTGTTCGCCATAACGCCCGAAACAATGGCGCGTCCCGCCGCGCTGGCGGAACAAAGCATTCAATCGGCGGCGGAAACGGAAAACGCCGCAACGGTGTTCGGTCGCCCGTTCATGGAGTACGAAGCAGATCCGAAAGATTTGGCGGCGGCGCGGTGGACGGATTATCTGCGCCCGCTGAAAGCGTTCGGCAAGAACATCTACCGCAAAGCGCGGCTGTATGCAGGTGTCGGCGGTAAAATCGAAACGACAATCAAGTATTTCACAACTGATTTGAACGGTAAAAAAACGGGCGAAGGACTGTTGCCCATTGTGGACGATTTCAAAGCGGAGTTCGGCACAAACCAGAAAACGGCGGAATACGATTTGGGCGGCTATTTGATTGCCAAGCGTTATTTGGAAGATTTGGAAAAGCGCGACGACGTGTACGTTTCCGACGCGAAAATCCAAGAAAGCTTGAACTTCGCGGCGTATTTGAAGCAGAAATACGGCGAAAACTTCATGCGTTTCGACCATTACGCCGAACGAATTTACGATTATCAGCAGCGCGTGTCGCATTTGTTGGTGGACAGCGGGCTGATGAGTGAAAAAGCTTATGCCGAAATGCTGGAAAACAACCCGCATTATATCCCGTTCTACCGCGTTTTGCCCGACGATGTCGTCAAAGAACCGGCGCAACAAAACGCGAAAAGCCGCGGAATTTTGAGAAGCAAGAATCCGCTGAAAAAAATTCAAGGCAGCGATTTGGACATTCGCAACCCGTTTGCCAGCATTGTGACGAACACGGCGAAAATCGTTTCAAACGCTTATAAGAACGACATCAAACTGCGCGTTGCGAAAATGCGTCGCGCCATGCCGTCGCTGGTCAAGGAAAAACTGCCCGACAGAGCAAGTTTTGACAAAGGTTTGCGCGATTTGCTGAAAGCGGGCATAAAGAAACTGGGCGGGACGTATGAACGAACCAATAAGCGACTGACCGCCGACGGTCGGGCGTTCGGCGTTTATTTGCCCATCGAAAACAAAATCCGCGAAAAGTTCGGAAGCGATGCCGCGCTGGCGCATGAGTTCGGGCACATGCTGGATTACAAAGCAGGTTTCGGAAAAGCCGTTTTGACCAACGACGAAGTCCGCGAAGAGCTGAAAGAGCTGGCAAACGAACGGCTGGGAGCCGTATTGTCCGAAGAAAACGGGCGTTTTGTCCGTGAAACGAAACAACCGAAAAAGGATTTTGCCGATTATCTGTACGCCGACGAGGAACTGGTCGCCAACCTGTACGACGCATACGTCAACGCGCCCGAACTGCTGCATTCCGTCGCCCCGACGGCGGAAAAACTGGTAAAGCGGTATGTCGAAAACAGCCCGCATGAATGGCTGAAAGACATTCACAGAACGCTGGACGTCGGTTTTGAAACGATGTACGGCGAACTGGACAGGGCGAAAAACATTGTGCCGTATTACCAGAACGGACAGAAGAAATACATTGAGGTTCATTCTGATTTGTACGAAGCCCTTGAAGGCGTCGAATACTGGAAATCCCCCGCTGTTATCGACTGGCTGGCGAAATATCCGAACGCGTTGCTGCGGTGGGGCGCGACACAAGCGAACATCACGTTCGCGCTGATCCGCAATCCGTTGCGCGACACTATCGACGCGTCAATACAGTCCGGCGTCGGGTTTATTCCCGTTGTCGATACCCTGCGCGGCGCATACGACGTTTTGATGAAGACGGACACCTACAAGGAATGGAAAGCCAACGGCGGAAGCTTTGACAGCTTTATGCAGCTGAACGAAAATTCAAAGCTGAACCCGTACAGGGATTTGTTCGGTCACGCCAGCAAACTGCGTCTGCTGAACCCGTTTTTCTACATTGAACAGCTGGGCGGGCTGTTTGAAGAAGGAACGCGCGTCGGCGTGTACAGAAAAGGCATTGAAAAGGGAATGTCGGGCGAAGAAGCCGCTTTCGCGTCGAGGGATTCGACCATCGATTTTGCAAAAGGCGGAACGATTTCCAAAAACCTTAACCAGTATTTGACGTTTTTCAATGCGAACATTCAAGGTTTGGCAACCATGTGCGGAAAGTTCAAAGAACGCCCCGTTCAGATGAGCGTTCGGGCTTTTGCCGAACTGACGGTTCCGAGCGTTTTACTGTCGTGGTATTTCACGCATGGTCCCGCGCCGGACGACGACAAACGCGAATACGCCGAAATTCCGGCGTGGCGCAAGAACACGTTTTGGAATATCAAAATCGGCGGTCGCTGGGTAACCATTCCCAAGCCGTTCGCTTACGGCGCTGTTTTCGCGACATTGCCGCAAGCCGTTGTCGAGGGAAGCGTCGAGGGCGGTGATATCGACTGGAAAGCGCAGACAAAGAACATTTTTGACGCGTTCAACATTATCGGCGACGCGTCAAGCGCTTTGCCGCTGTTGCCGAGGATTTACCTTGAACTGCGGTACAACACCAATTTTTACACGGGACAGGATATTGTTCCCGCGTACTTGACGGACGTTGAACCGGCAGAACAATTTACGGACAGAACCAGCGAAATCGCAAAGTTCGCCGGAGAATTGGGGCTTTCCCCCGCGCAAGTCGAACACGTTATCACGTCCATGGGCGCGGGACTGGTGAAAGACGTTCTGAACTTGGGCGACATGATGAAAGCGGGAACGCCGACGCGGGAAGCCGGAGAAATGCCCGTCGTGCGCGGCATTATCGGCAGAGAAGCCAGCGGATACAATTCGGAAAGCGTGCAGAAGTTTATGGACGCTTTCGATGAAGTCGAACGGGTGCATAACACGCTGAAAAAGCTGGGGCGGGAGGACGGCGACCGCGCCGACGAATACGCCGAAAAGCACGAAACCGATTTGGACAGGTACGGCGCGATGAAATCAACAAACAAGGAAATTCGGGCGATAAACAAGGAACTGCGGAAAATCCGCATTGACGAAACGCTGACCCCCGACCAAAAACGCGACGAAATGCGCGAATTGCGGAAAGAAATGACCAATATGGCGAGGGAAGCATTGGATTATGACAAGGAGCTAACGGAGGTTAAAAAATGACAGTTGAAAGCCAAGTCAGCAAAACGCAAAAAATGGTCATGGGCGCAACAAACACCTATGACTTTTTTTTCCATTGCTTAACAAAAGACCCGACGGAAGAAGCCGCCAAACAGGCAATCAAAGTTTCCATTTCCGACGGCGTCAATAAAACGGAATTGACGTACGGAACGGATTACGCCGTTAAACTGAATGATGACGGCACGGGCGGAACGGTTACTGTTGCGGATAAAAAGACAAGCGCGTATTCGCTGATCGTGTATCGCGAATACGATTACCGGCAGAGCAGCGATTATCAGAACTACAACGCGTTTCCCGCCGACACGCTGGAACACAATTTGGATAAGACGACAATGTTGTGCCAGCAGTTGCAGGAACAAGCAAACCGCGCCGTGACCGTCGATGTCTTTTCAGACACCGACCCCGCAGAATTGATTGACAAAGTGGAAACGCTTTACGCCGACAAAGACAATCTGGATTTGTTGGCAAACAATATGTCCAGTATCAAGACGGACGCTGAAAATATCGGTGTCATCAAAACGGCGGCAAACAACATCGGCGCCGTTCAAACCGCCAGCGGCAGTATTGAAGCTGTCAAGACCGTATCAGACGCTGTGAACGACGTCGTTTTGTGCGCCGCAGAGATAGCGGCGATCAAGGACGCGCCGAACCAAGCGTCGGCGGCGAGTGCGTCGGCATCGGCGGCTTTGGCAAGTCAGCAGCAGAGTGCCGTCAGTCAGACGGAAGCCAAACAATCGGAATTGAAAGCGGCGGCGTACGCCGAACGGGTAAGGAGCGAGGGAATCCCCATGAGCATTATCGAACAGAAAAGAATCAGCATTGACGCAGACGGGCGGACGGTTCGTCTGTGGTGGAAAGATCCGCGGGACACCATCATCGACGGCTATGTCATCGCGTCGTGGGACGCGACGGTCATTGTCAAAAAACAAGGCGCGTATCCCGAAGACATTGACGACGGCGTGATTGTGGCGACGGTTACCGACCGCGACAGCCATTTGGACGACGCGCTGACGGACGAGCAGGAAAACGCGGCGGCGTGGAAGTATCGTGCGTTTCCGCGGAGCGTCAACGGCGTTTATTGTTTGGACAAGCGCAACTGTTTCGGCGTGTGGGTGTACGGCTATTACATTGACGAAGCCGCGCCCGTCACTTCGACGCGCGTTCACAAAATCGAGGGGTGCGACAATTATTTTTACGAACGCGCCTATATGGATTTCGAGAACAACCGCTTTGAATGGGGCGACTGGCGGAACGCGCCGTTTTTGCCGCGTCCGTGCATGCTGAAACGCAGCGGGGAAGTCGCGTATTATCTTGACCCCGACAATTATCTGAAAAAGGCGGACGGGACGGCGTCGGACGTTGCGAACTCCGCCTTTGACGGCAACGCGATGATGGAATGGAACACGGTCTTTATGAAGAAGTACCGCGACAGAAACCGCATTTACGTTTTCTTTTCAAACGTCAAGCAGGACAGCGGGTTTGAGTGTTTTTCGACGCTCAAATCGGACGGCACTTACGCCGAGCATTTCTACACCCCGATTTACGAGGGCAATCTGGTTGACAACGTCATGCGTTCGCTGTCGCTGAACGCGGTCGCGCAATCCGGTTCGACCGCCGACCAAGAAGCCGCGTATGCCGAAGCGAACGGCGCGGGCTGGACGACGACGGTTTGGGCGGACGAGGATTTAATCACGGCGTTGTTCGTTTTGATGTTCGAGAACACGGACAGCCAAGCGGCGCTGGGCAACGGCAACATCAACGGAGGGACAAGCGCGGCGGCGTTTCTGCCGACGGGGTCGGGCAATCAAAAGGGTATGTTCTGGGGTTCAAACACCAACAACCAATGCGTCAAGGTTTTCGGCATGGAGAACTGGTGGGGCAACCGCTGGCGGCGACCGAACGGCGTTTTGCTGATAGAGGGCATTTACCACGTCAAGATGACGCGTTCGACGGCGGACGGTTCAACCACGACGGGCTACAACCGCACAGGGACAGGCTACATTAACACGGGACTGACGACGGAGGGGGATTACAACGCGGCGTACATTTCCCGCGTTCACGGCGGAAAATACGGCTTTCTGGTGGCAAAGGCGGCAGGGTCTTCCACGACCTTTTACGCCGACGGTCATTGGTCGGCAAGGACGGGGACAAGAATGCTGCTTCGCGGCGGTCCTTGTAATCACTTTGCGCTGTGCGGCGCGTTCGCGTTCACCGTGAACGAACTACCTTCCTTTGCGTTTTGGCACATCGGCGCTTCGCTCTCTTATAGAAACTCTTAAAGGGGGGTACAGGGGGGAACACTACCTCCCCCCTGTTTAAAGCCGAAGGCTTTGAAAATAAATTTGATTTCGGGGTGAATTTTCTATAAAAAACTTTCGGGACCGGAAGGGCGACGTCGGAGCCGTCGGGTTTCTCTTCGCGGCGGTAATTGTAATAACGGTGCGCTGTGCGGCGCGTTCGCGTTCACCGTAAACGAACTACCTACCAATGCGAATTGGAACATCGGCGCTTCGCTCACTTAGGCAAAGAAAGAAATTCCCGCACGGTGCGGGAATCAATGCCCGACCTTTTCCACATTCCGAAAGGAAAGAAAATTCGCCGATAAGAGCACGGACAAGTAAGCGAAAGCACAACGCCCGTGAGGTCATAAGAACATGAAGACGTACAACAACCTATTCGACCAAATATGCGACCCCGCCAATATCGAAAAAGCGATATTGAAAGCGAGCCTTGGCAAACGGCACAAGAAAAGCGTCCAGCGCGCTTTGCGCAAGCGCAAGGAAATCGCCGCGTATTTGTCGGAACAGCTGAAAACGGGTCAATGGCGACCGATTGAGCTTCACAGCGCAAAGGTCATCAACGACGGCGTGGAGCTGAAAAAGCGGCTGATCATCTGTCCCGCGTTCGTGCGCGAACAGGTCGTTCATCACGCGATATTCAATGTGTGCGCCCCTCTTTTTCAGCGGAAATTCTACCGTTATTCCTGCGGAAGCGTTCCCGAACGGGGCGCGGAGTTCGCCAAAAAATACATCGAAAAGAAAGTCCGCCGTTCGCGGGCAAAGACAAAATACGTCTGCAAACTGGACGTCAAGAAGTATTTTCCGACAGCCCGCCCGTCCGTAATCTTTCGCGAGTTGCGGCGGACAATCCGCGACCGCCGCGTTTTGGGGCTGTTCGCCCGTATCCTGCGGGCAAACAAATGCCAAGTCCTGCCGGAAGACGCGTCAGCCGCCGCCGGAATGAGCCAAATCGGGACGCACAACGGCAAAGCGGTGTTCAAAGGCGGAATCCCCATCGGATTTTACACGTCGCCGTGGTTTGCGAACATTCTGCTGAACGCCCTTGACCATTACGTCAAAGAGGAACTGCAAATTCCCGTCTATGTCCGCTACATGGACGACATGGTGCTTTTTTCGCCCAACAAGCGCGCTTTGAAGAAAACGGGCAACTGCATAACCGAATTTCTGAAACGCTTGTGCTTGAAGCTGAAAAACGTCCCCGCCGTACATAAGTTCGGCGACGCTCCGCGCTGCGTGACGTTCGCGGGCTATGTGTTCCATCGGTGCAAGACGGCTTTGCGCTCAAAAGCGTTCTTGAAAGCAATCCGCTGTGTGCGGCGCATCGGAAAGAAAGCGGAAATCACGGGATACGACGCGACCAGAATCATGTCGTATGCCGGACGGTTCAGACAGGCGGACGCGCGGTCCGCTTTCAGGCGGTATTTTCTGACCGCCGTGTCAATCAAGGAGTGCCGCCGCGCGATCTCACTCCGCAGCAAAAGAAGGAGTTGCCAATATGCCTTTGTTTAGAAAATCGGAAAGCGATTTTCGACCGCAAACGACCGAAGCAATCAGCGACGGTCGTTTTTTTGTGCGCCGAAACATCGTCCAAAAAGAACGCACGGACGCGGACGGAAAGGTCGTCGTCTTTTACGCTTACGAAGAAGCCGTCATGTCGCCCGCCGAATACGCGGCGTTTATCGCCGTGTCGGAGTGCGAAAGCAAGCGCGAAAGCGCGATTATCGACGAATACACTTTAACGCTGATCGAACAGGGGGTGATTTAAATGCGCGCGTTTGTGGAAAGCTTGCGGCGGCTGTACGCCGACGGAAAAATCAAAGCCAAAAAAGTGGACGCTTTTCTGGCTGACGGAAAAATAACGGCGGCGGAAGCCGCTTATGTCAAAGGTGAAAACAATGACTGACATCGTCGTGCAATCGCTGGCGTGGTTCGGCGGGTTTGTGTTTTTCGTGATGCGTTTGGACAAGCGGTTGTCGGTTCTTGAAACAAAGGTCGATGACCTGCGCGAACGGCAGGAAAAGTACAATCACTTGCAGGAACGAATGACCAAGGTCGAAGACCGCAGCGCGTCCAACACGCACCGCCTTGACGACTTGTATATGAAGCGGGGTCGGCGATGAAAAACTATTTCACCAAAGCGGAAGAACAATGCCCCTGTTGCAAAACGGGGGCTTTTGTTTCGGATTTCCGCGACAAACTGAACAAGGCAAGGGCGGCGGCAAACGTCGCCTTTGTCATAACCAGCGGATTCCGCTGCCCGAAACACAACGCCGAAGTCGGAGGAAATCCGAACTCCGCGCATTTGGCAGGGCTTGCCGCCGACATTCTGACTTCGGACAGGCAAAAGAACGGAACGCTGAAAGAGAACGCTTGGCGGCGGCAACGCATTATCGACGCTTTGCGTTCGGTCGGTTTTACCCGAATCGGCATTGCGCGGCATTTCGTCCACGTCGATGACGATTTGACCAAGCCGCAAAATGTCACTTGGCTCTATTAGGAAAGGAAATGCTTATGGAAAACATCATCAATTCAATTCTGCTATTCGCACTATCACACACGGATATCGCTTGGGTCGCCGTCGCGCTGTCGCTGCTGGGAACGATCATCGCCGTGCTGACGGTCGTCAAGCCCGCCGCGTTCTGGGCGGTCAAGCTGACCAAAACCGAAAAAGACGACGCGTTCGTCAAGCGGCTGTACGACGTCATTGAAGGAACGGCAATCGACTGGAAGCCCTACGTCGCTTTGTTCCGCCGGCGAAATCCCAAAGCCGCCGACGTGCTGGACAAGTTCAGGATTGCCGACAAAGACGAGTTGTCAAGCGATGATTGACAGCTGAAAGAAAACGGCGGGGTTCAACCTCCGCCGCTTTCCGCGAACATTGGAGAACGAAATGGAAAAAGAAATCAAATTGAATGACAGCGAACGCCAGCCCTGCGAAGTTTGGACGCGCGTAATGGGCTATTTCCGCCCCGTTTCCGAATTCAATATCGGCAAGAAATCCGAATATGCGGAACGTAAGTGCTTTTCCGAAAAGAAAGCCGTCAAACGTTTTGCCGACGTCAGCAAAACGCAAGAGGGGGCGGAATGAGCGACTTGATCTTATCCGGTCTGATCGCGCTCTTAATTGGTGCGGTCGGGCTTTTATCTTATTTTCTGGGAAAAAGGACGGAAAGAAATGCAAACTTTGAGGAAAAGAAAAAAACGATGGATCAGGAGATCGGAAGAGCACACGTCTG